ATCATCTAATACATTTAAGTAATGACTGCCTGCCCAATATGCTCCCATACAAATACCCAAATATCTTCCACCATTATTGATGAACTCTCGTACTCTATCACCGTTGTTTATGAATAGTTGATCAAATGTACTAGCATCTCCTATCCCTCCGGGAACAGCTATCATATCTACATTGTCAAAGAAATCGTATTCTAGAATGTTTTTGCTGAATATTTTGAAGTTATAGTATTGGCTTAATGCCTTCATTATTCCGTTTCCTGACTGCACTGAGCATTTTGGGTCGTACAAGAATAATGCAATTGTGGGTTTCACATTCTTATTTATTGTTAAGTAAATGGTTGACATAAATACCTATAGGGAGTATACTACTAGTATGCAAATTCAAACTGCTTTAGATTGGCAAGAAGTATCGGATAAACTAAAAACCGATCTTCATTCTATAGGCTATAATCCAGATTTGAAAAAGATGCATACAAACATACAACTTATGGTAACTGAATTGAGCAAACTTGAAGTAAATGGGCGTAGATTACGCACCACAAACTTTACCCAAACGCATGTAGATGGCATTAACAAAGCAATAGACCATTTGGAAAAGCTAATTCTAATGGGTCTACTGATGAAATAAAATGAATAATCAACTTATGTCCGGTGAAATGTTACCTGGACTACAAATAATTGAACATACAAAATACAAAGATAGTCGAGGCGACTTTTGTGAACTATGGAAGATCAATCACGACCAGATGCGTGGTAATTTTCGGCAATTGAATATTGCCAGTTCCAAACGTGATGTATTGCGCGGCATGCATAGACAAAATCAATACAAGCTGATAATGCCAGTTTATGGTAGTATATTTGATGTAGCACTTGAACCAGATTCTGGCAAATGGTTTGGGATTTTTCTAGATAATACAAATGCATTATTAATTCCTCCACAATACGCCCACGGATATCTAGTATTATCAGACGAGGCAATAGTACAATATATAGTAGATGCTCCATATAATAAAGCAGCAGAAGAAAACTTCACATGGAACAACTATGGAATTGAATGGCCGGTTGACGGCTCTCCTCATTTATCTAAAAAGGATTCAGCGTGAAAATTGGATTTAACTGTAGTAGTTTTGATTTTTTACACGCAGGTCATGTGACCATGTTAAAGATGGAAAAACAATTATGTGATTATCTTATTGTAGCATTGCAAATTGATCCTACGGTTGACCGTCCGGGTGTTAAAAACCAACCTGTACAAAGTGCATATGAACGGTATGTACAATTACAGGCTTGTAGGTATGTAGATGAAATTCTCATTTACGAAACTGAGTACGATCTGTTACAACTAATACAAACTCAAACTATTCACTTACGGTTCTTGAGTGACGAATATTTGAATAGGGACTTTACAGGTAAACAATGGTGTATCAATAATGGGATTGAGTTACACTATCATAAACGTCAACATAATTATAGTTCAAGTGAACTACGTGCCAGAACAGCCAAACTTGAGAATGATAAAAATGTAGGATTTATCAGTACAGACAATCACCTACCGCAATACTCTACTGAACTTATTAAGTCTTCAATCGGCAATTAAAGGTTGACAACAAATGGTTTTGGGTATATAATACATACTTAGACAGTTAATTAATGAACAGTATTATGCAACAGACATACCTCTATTTCACACCGGAATTTGTCAAGGAAGTCCTGCAGATGCACGATTTCCATTGTGTCTTTGAACTGGATGCACCTGATCACATCTTTGCCAGGCTCATGTCGGCTGAGTTCTACTCAACACGAGATGTCCCTGGTCACGAGGCTGAGTTCAAACAATGCTGGGCACTAAGCGAGATATACTGCCCACACGAAGGCATTGACCGTCGTAGCGAATACGGAATAGAGACCGTAGGTTGACAACAAATGGTTTTGGGTATATAATACATACTTAGACGTTAAATTAAAGGACTACACAATGGCTAAAAAAATCTCTATCAAAGTTTTTGCAGATCCAGGACATGCATGGGCCCGATTCCCCAAAGCAAAGTTGGTTCAACTTGGTATTGCTGATAAGATTTCTACTTACAGCTACCAGAACGGTGCTAATGCTTTCTTGGAAGAAGACTGTGATTTGTCGTTACTGGTTAACGCACTACGCCAGCGTGGATATGAGATTAAATTCAACGAAAGCCATGCTAATAAACAAAGCAAAATCCGAAATTACTCTACGTATCGGGCTTGACATTAAATGGTTTTGGGTATATAATATAGTCTTAATCAGTTAATTACAGGAGTTTTTATGATACGTAAACAGTTATTAGCAGTAGCAGTAGATTCTATATTAGTCGCAGCTATCGAGCCATTGCAACAAGAGTATTTAGTTGATAATGTAATTGACGCAATTGAAAAGGTATTGAAGTCTACAGCTAAGAAAGCCATTGTAGTACAAGCCCCAACAGGCAGCGGCAAAAGTTTTACAATTACAAACTACACCTCAATTTTAATCGCACAAAAATTCAAAAAGTTTAAAAACATCTTTTTTGCAGCACCTTCGCAAGAATGTGTTGACGAACCACTTGAAAGCATGATGAAGTATGATGGTACTTACATCGGCAATAAACTAGTTAAAGTTTACGATAGTAAACAACTAAAATACGCATTGGAAAATGAGATTGATTTGCCAGGAGATGTTCGTTACTTTTTTATGACTACGCAATATATGTATGGTCTATATGAAAGTTTTGACCCATCAAACCCTGATGAATTTGATTTGATGTTGCCCGATTTGATTTTCAATGATGAGGCTCATCGTGGATTAGGTGTTCCGGATGCTTCTACTACTAAGGAAGATCAAGGTACTACTAATAATAATTGGGAACCAAAATGGTTTGATATGCAAACTGCTATGATGAATTGCGGAACTGTCATCATTCACTTGACTGCAACACCTACACAAAGTCAATGCATGAAAACTTTAGTGGGTGCTGACAAATATGTTCAGTTGCCTACGATGCCAAAATTTAAAGAATCAAATGCTTTTACTAAATTTGAATATCACGGCAATCGTGAAGATTTGTCTAAAACATTAGAAGCCGCATATAAAACTTTTTCTTGGCAAGTTAACGAAATTCGTAATCAACAAGTTTTGATTCCCGCATCTGTTTGGGATTCTGTTCAAGATAAAATCCCAAAAATGATGCCGGGTATTATCATTAGTCTTGGGCGTAACAATGCAGTCAACGGCATTCCAATCGACGGAGTGATGAAAGATGTTAAGGGTTTTGTTAAACGTATCGGTGCTGTATTATTTGTTTCTACTTCCAAAGAAAAACATTTTGATGGAATGAAAATCAAACGCATGAGCGACGGTATCAAACTAGCTAACAAGCCAGAATATGTAAATAAACCATTGGTAATGGTTGTAGTTGATTCGGGAAAAATGGGTATCAACATTCCTAGGCTGATTACCGCAGTAGTTTGCAAAGTGCCCGCGCAACAAAGAGTTCACAATAACTATACTCAATTTGTCGCACGTACTTGTCGGCTACCCTTCTTTAGGGACCATGACACTGGAATTGATTTTATTCGTAAAATGAAAGTATCTGATGATGTAAAATCATTAATCTGTTCTTATTATTCATTGCTATCTACATCATTTGCTATCTTGCCGCAAGATACTGAAATAATGCAATTAGTGGAAGAATTTTACACCGAAAATACTTTTCCGATGCTTGAAGGAATTGACTATATTCTGAAAGGTGTTTTTGGCAGTAAGGATCCAAAAAAGTTAATTTCCGGATTGCGTCTTGCATTTGACCGAGGACAATTAAATCAATTGTTTCGTAAGGACCATTGCGAAGCCTGTAAAGGTGTTTGCTTTGAGCAAGCGATTAAAGGGTATATTGAACAGTACGGTGATGATACTACCAAATTAGGTGACTTCATTGAAAATTGGAAATCTTCATTACAAGTAGATCATATTGACGGAAATCGTTATAACAATGATCCTTCTAATCATGCCACTGTTTGCCCTAATGTACATACGTTAAAAACTCAACGCCAAAAAGATTATTTGAATGTCTATTCTTTTGGGAAGCAGTAAGTTTGACTTCTATTAAATAGTAGTATATAATACATATATGACACACAAATACGCCCTCATTGATACTGCCAATACTTTTTTTCGGGCCCGTCACATTGCATCACGCAGTAGTACAGTGGAAGAGAAGATTGGAATGGCACTACATCTTACATTGGCTAGCACCAATCAAGTGGTGAAACGTTTTGGAATTGATCATGTGGCATTTTGCTTGGAGGGGAAATCGTGGAGGAAGTCCTACTACGCTCCGTACAAAAAGAATCGTGTAGTAGATACCTTGTCTCAAACAGTAGCTGAGGTTGAAGAAAATAAATTATTTTGGGAAACATACGATACCTTCATCCAATTTCTCAAAGAGAAAACAAACGTAAGTGTCCTACGTGATCCAAAGGCTGAGGCTGATGATTTAATTGCACGTTTCATTCACTTGCACCCAGAAGATGAACATTTTATCATTTCAACGGATACAGATTACCTACAATTAATTACTCACAAAGTGAAACAATATTCGGGTGTCACTGGAGAACTAATCACATTGGAAGGTTACTTTGATGACAAAGATCGTCCAGTAAAAGATAAAGAAAAGAATCCTAAACTATTAGAGGATCCACAATTTTTGCTATTTAAGAAATGTATGCGCGGTGACGCAACAGACAATGTATTCAGTGCTTTTCCCGGTGTGCGTGAAAAAGGTTCAAGTAAGAAAGCTGGATTGATTGAAGCATATGCTGACCGAACAAAACGTGGATTTGACTGGAATAATATGATGCTACAACGATGGACCGATCACGATGGTAATGAGGTACGTGTACGTGATGCGTATGAAAGGAATCGGATACTCATAGACTTGACAGCACAGCCCGATGATGTTAAACTGTCAGTAGATACAAACATTCGTGAAGGTGTTCGCAGAACTACCATTCCGCAAGTTGGGATTCACTTTATGAAATTTTGTGGTAAGTATGACTTACAGAAAATCTCTACTAACGCAGAGACATATGCAAAATGGCTCAACAGTCCTTATGTAGGTGTATTGAAATAATGCCTACGTTTCGTTGGAAAACACTACGACATGATGAACCAGACTTCATGCTAACTGATGAAAGAGGTGTCATGGGCATACCTCGGGCTAGTTTTGAACTTAGTCCCATGTGTCCTAAAAACTATAAGCAAGTTATAGATGAATGCATTCGCAACGGATGGTTGAAATCAGTTGCACATATGAAAGAATCCGAATGGATATGGGAAAAATTAGGAGAATAAATGGCACAACATAGCAAATACTGGAGTTGCAGTCCTTTTGCAGATTGGATCCGCGGCACTAAAAAACTCAGTGCAGGTACAAGTGAAGAATGGGATGACTGGACAACTCGGGCTCAAATGAAACATAATTTTCGCTACTGGTTGGCTGAGGAAGCACTTGGTAATATCCAAGATTTTGTAACATGGCCTATAAGGACTCTTTATGATATCAAATACTACATTAACAACCGTTGGGTTACTCGTACTAATAGTCTTACCGCT